AGTGTCTGGGTCTGCATCGCGGTAAATGCCTACGTCACGAGACGCCGAAGGAGCTTCCATTGGTTTCCCTGACAACATTTTTTGATACTGCTCAATAGAGTCATTGAGACTACCGCCTTTAGCGAAGCTAGCTACTTGTCCGCCCGTGGCAGTCATAGCCCGCTGGTATTCTTGCATACTGTTCTGGTCAGACATGGCTTGCACGGGGCCCGCGCCCATGATACCGCCTTCCGCATAACGGATGGGCGTGTATTGAAAGTCCACGGGGTTAGCACTGCCAGCCTGAAAATCATCAGATAAGCGGTATTTATTTAACGGGCCGTTATATTTATTGTCGCCAAACGTATCGCCAGAAGGTTTAAAAAGCCCCAAGGCGTTAGCGCCTGTATACGCGCCTATCATTGTAGGAAGCGGGTATTCCTTTGCAAACTCCATAGCCTTTTTTATGCCACTTTCAAGCGCAGAAGGGGGAGGAGGCGGAGGAGCTGCAAGGGCAGCTTGTTGCAACTCAGCGAGGCCAGTGGGGTCAGCTATGGTTGCTGCCGGGCTTCCCTGCATAGCTGGGTTGCCAAATGAATCAAAAGACGTAAACGGAGACGCAGGGGTCGCAACCGGCGTAGACCCCGCAGCTGAAAGATTTTGAATACCCGCAGATGGATTTGCCGAAGCAACCTGAACCGAAGGTCCTTGACTCATGCCTTGTATATTCTGGAGCTGCTGCTCAAACCCTGGGGGGAGCCCTTGAGCAAAATTTTGGCCAGATTGCAGAGCCGCGTTCTGGACCGCTTCCGATGTGAGAGGTGTGTTTGCAGCGGTTCCACCAATCTCCATAATGCCAGCGGCTTGTGGGGCAGTGCTCGCAGCGGTAGTGGCGGCAGTGGTGGTAGCGGCGGCTTGTTGAGCTGCGAGGGTTTGTTGAGCTGCGAGCGTTTCAGCAGCAAGGGCTTCCGCAGCAAGGGCTTCCGCAGCAAGGGTTTCAGCGGCGGTAGCAGCAACAGCCTCAGCGGCGAGTACTTCGGCCCCAAATAAAGCAAGCATCGGCATATCAAAACTCCTTAATTTCTGGCGACTCTAGTCCCGTGCCGCGAAGATTGTGTAGACAGCACAGCACCACGTTATCAGTCAGCGCCATGAAAGCGTGCTTCTTGCCCGCAGGAATCGTGATAACAGCAGGCGCGTCAAATCGACCCATTAATTCATCATCTTGCCAAGCTTCTACCGCGCCGTGCGATACCAACGTAATATGTGGGTGGGTATGGACATGCTGAGATAGAACAGACTTAGCCTTTGGAACTGTGTAAGAACGAACCCAAATGTCATCGACCTCGACAAACTCAACGTAGTCAAGGTCAACTTTCTTGTAGTTAGGGCTTCTACTAATCTCGTCCAGATTCATGTCTTTACTTTCAGTACGTTGCCAGCGGTAGTGTCGTAGTAAACATCTCCCACCCGGAGGTTACTCAAATCTGCCTGTGTTGGCAAGCTAACTGTGAATGTGTTTGGGACTGCCGGATCGGGTTGGACAAAGCTCAAGCCCGCCACAATCGTACCGTTTACTCTTTGCGTTGATGCCGTCATCGGGCCAGCGTTGTCCAACTGGTTGAAATACAGGCGCAAAACATTCAACACTTGGTTTATAAACTGTGCGTCGTATTCTACCGGAGCGACCGGCAACATGGGGGCTCGTACGTTCTTCTGTGCCATGTTTATCTCCGGCCATCTGGGCGAACATCAATCGAAGGAACGCCAAGCTGCCACTGCACGCCCAACCCGTCAGAACCAATCCTGAACGCCATTTGGCGACCGCGCACTCGGGTGTACACAATCTCAGTGAACTGCTGCACCACGTAGTTGCGCTGGCCTTGGTAGTTCTGGGCGCTGATAACTTCAGGGCTTGGTGCAGCGCCGTAATTTGCACCGGGGTTTTGCCGGGGGCGCATCGTGATGGTCACTGCGGGGTTGTTAACGAACGAGCCGTCAAACGTGACGTCTGGAATCATGCGCCAGACAAAGCCGTAGTTGTGCCCGTCACCGATGTTGAAATCGGCGGATTGAATGTACGACGTAATCGGGCTTGGTGGGTTGGTAGTTCCGTCGTTTACACCATCTTCGTGGTAGATCAACTGCCCGTCATAGCCAGCAGCGGTAGGGAAATCCCTAAGAGCGCTGTCCACCCAAGCGGTACGCGCCAGATTGCCATACATCCAGATTTTCTCAAGATGGTTATAAACCACATACCGGTCGATCGTTGTGGAGTTGGCCGAGCAGTAGAACCACCAGATTTCGTTGAAACCCTCGTTGGTGCTTGCAAAAAACTGATACTGTTGCTGCAAGTTGATGTCGCCAAAGATATATTGGCGCAAAGGGCAGTACAGCGTCTCCACACGACCGGAGTACATGTAGAACTTGTCGAGGCCCATCCAGTACGTGATGTTGGCCGCTGTGGCCACCGCGTTGGGTCCGGCGATTGAGATGTTCGCACCCATGATTTGGAAGCCCCAAACAAATGGCGGTCCAAGGTACTGCATGGCGTAAACTGCGGCGTCGGTCCACACCAATATCTCTTGACGAGTTTGCAGTTGAGCAACAATGCTTGAGCCTGTACTAAGTCGATAGCTACCTGCTTGGTTGGTTGCCAAGGGAGCCCAAACTGCGTAGTTTTCTTGATCTGACCAGCGTACCAACAAGGGGTCGAGTGCCGTTTCACCGTAGTCGTTACAGCCAAAAGCAATAACAAACCGCGAGGCATCCGAAACCGCCACTATGTTGCAAATCGAAGGACAGCTTGTGTCTGTGGTGTACGGCGCAGGACTAGAAGAGCTCAACAAAACGGCGCGGTCATATGTCGTGGGCGATACATTTACCTTCCACAAGTACAGCGCACCGCCTCGCGGGTTGATAACAAGGTCTTGGCCGTAGCTGGCCTGACTCCACAAACGCAACTGATCGCCAATACCAAGGCCTGCGGGAGCAGCAGAGCCCCACCCGGTTAGCGTGCCGTTAGAATCTCCGCCCCAGCCCCCAGCGCCCCAGCCTACGCCCACTGTGTAAATTTCACCACCAACAGAAATTTGATACGTAAAAGTTGCAGCCCCAGTTGTACCTGACGATGTAGCAGGGGAAGAAACTGTGATGCTGTACGTGTTGGACGTCAGGTAGGTTATGCGGAACTCTCGGTTCAACGCTGCAGCAGGGATACCGTTGACCGCGCCGCCAACTCCCGAGATCGTCACAAAATCTCCAGTAATGCCGTTGTATCCTGTATCGTTGACGACCACGGTGGTGGAGCCATTGGTAGTGGTGAAGGCGTTTGACCCAACTACGTTGACGTCCCGAATGGGCGTGATGTCGTAAAAAGAACCGCCAGAAGTTTGCTGAATGTAGTACTTGAGGTTTGTGCCCACGCCCATTAGGTTGAAGCCTGCAAGCGTAATCCAGTTAAACAAGGAGCGGCAAATGCCCCAAAACGATCCTGCTGGGGGTTGCAGGGCGGAGGTTGTCGTGCCCGTGTCCAGCGTCCAACCGCCCAACTTCTCAGGGTAGCCCGAGCGAAAACGCACCTTGTCCATCTCGAACCAAGTGCCTTCGTTGGCCAGTGATGTTGATTCTCGGTTTACACCGGGACGCAGTTGGATTTTTTGTAATGGCACTTTTTACCCCACGTTGCGCTCAAAATGAGGACAATCTACCAGCGACTTAAAGTTCCCGCCCCAGCGATTTTTAGGGTGTAGAGTTTCCCAATACGCCCCCAAAGGCGCAAGGATACCTTTGTCCCAGATTATCTTCCCATCTTTAAAAAAGTTCAAGTCGATAGCGCATCGCTTCAAGTGAATAGAGTTCAGGGTTTTTGAGCGCCCCGTGTTGACGTAGATGGCCTGCTGTTCAGGAGTACGGGCAAGTTCACCCCCCGTAACCATAAAACCTTGTTCGGTAGCGTATTGGATAAGTTTGCACGCGTCTAGCAGGAATGCGGCTTGTTCTTGGCTCAGGCTCATTTGTTACCCCCTTTACGCATTTCCATAACCTTCTCAACCGTGCGGCCACCAAAGTAAGCGGTCATCACAAGCATTCCCCACTGACCCAGCAGAGACACGTAAGACTCTTGCACGTTGATTCCTGCGGCGCTTAGACCAGCAAACAGCAGGTAGGCAGTCAAGATGTAGACCAAAGTCATTGGGCGAATGTTCTTTGACAACCACGAATCCGAAGACATATCAGCCTGCCAGCGTTTGGACACGTTGTCTTCTTGGTTGGCCTGCGCCGCAAGCAGGGATTGGAGTTCTTCTTGCTCGATACGAGCTTTCTCAATACCGAGTTCAAGCAAGCGTTCTTCATGGTCAAACTGAAGCTGGCGCAACTTGCTAACTTCAGCATCAGATGGGTTGTCGGAAATCTTTACGCCTAGAGCGTTCTCGACGACTTCCTTGCCCTTTGCTTGGATTGCAGAAGACAAAAGGCCCAGACCGTTCTGAGCCAATGTACCGAGTAGGGATGCAACGATTGGAATCATGGTTTCTTCTCCATCTTGGCCTCAATCACCGCAATCTTCTGGCGGCTCCGGGTTTTTTGTGAGTACCAGCGCAAAAGTAAGCCGATAAAACGTAGCAATATGTGACTGAGGTCGTATTGTGTGCGGTATTTTTGCATCAAAAACAATGAACCGCCCCGGCGTATAGGCGCTGGCAAACATTATGTTTTTTGACGCCTCATCAAAAAATAAAGTCTCCCCATGCCAACCATCACTCCAGTCTAAATTAACATAGTACAGGATGACTTTGTCTTCTGGGTGCGTGTGAACAAAGTTCACATCTGAAGGTGTTGAGAGATTTACAATTGCGTTGGCCACACTGTAACCGACAAGCTCTTGACCAACAGGCGTCTGCTGCAAGCGCTCAAGAAACTCCACGGATTTCAAGTCCTCTTCCGAATGCAAAGAGTGCAAGAACTGATAGCCTCTTTTTTCAGGAGAAGAACTATCCGCCCACCCAATTCTAAAAAGAGAACCTCGCATGTACTGGTACAGTTTTGTCCTGTACGCCATGTCAAACATGTTGTCGTATAAGCGCAGTTTTCGCCCGTTATCAACTACAACCTCGCCTACGGCTTGGTTAAGCATCTGGCTTGTTGGGGCGTTTTGTTCAGTCATGGCGCAGGAATAAGGGCAAACTCACGTTGCACTTGAGCTCGAAGTGTTGGCGCATCCGCCTTCAAGAACGGCTGGGGCAAGCCCCGCATTGATTCGGCATTGATTACTTTACGCGCAGCGTTTGCCAAGGGGCTGTTTTCTTTGCCCGCCTTAACAAAAAGCGCTGTCCAAGCAAAATCAGGAACCCCTGTTTGGTCAAGACGACCAAGCGAACGCAAGTGGCCGCTTTGGACCAGCCCTACCGAAACAGAGTTGCCGCCAAATCCGTAATCCAGAAGCCCTGCCGCCAGCTCGGTGTAAAGCTGCGCCGCTTGCTTGTAGTTGATTGTTTGGGTTGTAGTTCCAAATGTTTTATCAAACAGCGTAATAGATATGCCTGTTGCTGGGTGCGCAGACCCGCCCTTCAAACCGCCTTCAGCTTTAAACTTTGCGATTAAACCCTGCACATCTTTTACAGGGGAGTTGGCGGGAACCAAAATGTGCATCGGCGCATGGGTCAACCCAACGACAGGCACAAAATCGTTAACGGGGTTAAAGTCTTTTTGCGGCAGGGTTTTGGCCACGAACGGAATGGAAAAGCTACCAATCAATACGCCATCCCCACTAAGCTGATTGAAGGCCCGCAACCCAATAACACCATTTCCGCCCGGTGCGCTTGCCACAACTACGTCTACCCCAAGCTCTTTGGCCAGCAACGGTTGGATAAACCGTGCCACCTGATCTGACAGGGAGCCGGGACCAGATGTGGTGACGATAGTCAGCGTTGACGAAAACGCAGTGGCTGAACTCAGTGCGAACGCCAGCGCCAAAAAAAGCCGCTTCATAACGCAGCTTCCATCGCATCAAACTTTGCGTTAACTTCGGCCTCGGTTGCACCAACGCCGTTGACCCGGACAAAATCGCCACCCATATCTTTTAATGTGCGCGGCAAGAAACCAAACGATTCGACCAAGCGCCGCTTGCTTGCTGGAATAGGCGAGCTCCAATAAGAACGATTGACATAAACTGCCGGGGCTATGTCTGGGATTGGCAGGCCCACCATGTGAGCCAGAGCCGCATCAAGGCACGGGTACTTGTTTGCTAAGCCTTGTGTGTAAGACTGCGAGGCCCGTGGGTTCCAATCGATTGCGTGCCATGCGTCCTGATAAAACAAGAATTGAATGTCGTGCAAACCGCCAGTGATGTTGAGCAGCTTGCAGGCAGCGGTTATCTGTTCACAGACGCCAACATACTCGTCCGGCGTTGCCATGCGCAGCTCCGCAGGCTTCTTAATGTCCAGATGCTTGTGCCGTTGGGCGGCGAACACATGGATGTCGCCAGACTTGTTAACAGAAAAAAGAATGTCCAAATCTTCCGCTGGAAAACCAAGATGCGGCTGATGCACCCACCCGCCCGTGGCGGAGTTGCGGGGCTTTGCAATCGTGCCAGAAGGGGCGTCTTCCGGTTTTTCAATGACGACCGTAGGCATCGTAAGCAGGCCCGTCTCGTGCAGGCGATCACGATTTAAGATTTTTTCTAGGGACGAAACCGGCATGTAGCGCGGATGACCGCCCATATTGCTTGCGGTGTGATCGGTAAGAAGCAGGACGAAATCTGCTCCCTCTTTAAAAGGCGTTACCCCGATCCCAAGCCTATCAAGCGTGGGCTTATACGCCGCAAGACCAAGCCTTTGGTCTGCAAGGGACATATAAACATTTACTGCGGCCATTTGATTGCCTCAACAGCTTCAATAGTTGTCGCGGCCTTCACGAGGGCTACCAGTTGTTTTTCCGTATTAAAACAAGTTTCAACGTGCAACGCTACGGCTTGAACCACGGAAGTCATTTCAGTAGCATCCAAGTCCAACCATGTTTCGTTAGCCGCTTTCCAGCTTACCGACTGAACGGCACCGGTTTGCAGCGCCAGATTGGCACTGTTTAACGCCGCTCGGGAGCCTCTGTCGGTATTGATCGACGCGCCATAAATCTGCACGCTAGACACTTCTGCTTTCCACCGGTCGTCCGCAAGCTCGGCCATCTTGTTTGTTTTAGCAATCTCAAGAGTGATGGGGACAGGCTTGTTCATTGTGCCGGAAGAACCAACGGCAACCGCAACGGTTTGCTCATCTTGTTCAATCCAATACGCGATGGGCGCGTACATCTGCACGATTGCCTCCAGCGTCTCACCAACATATGGCAGTCGGGTGCTAATGTGCATAGTTTGACGGCCAGCGGAAGTGTAAACAACCTCCATGCAGTGCGCCGTTTGATCGACGGAAATGACGTCGTATGTGTACTCAATGCTCATGAAATTCCTCCAAGTCGGGTTCCAAATGCGGCCCATGTGATATTACCATTACCTGATACTGCGCCGCCGCCGCCGCCGCCGCCGTAAGGGCCGGGGCCGGGTTTGGTAAACCCAGTGCCACCCGCTCCGCTGCTACCCCCAGCTCCCCAACCGCCGCCGCTGCCCCCTGCTCCGCCGGTTGGGCCGCCGGAATTTCCGCCATTGCCGCCACCGCCTTGACTGGCTGAATTGCCTGCGCCGCCGGGGCTTCCGCTGGCGTTACCATTAAAGCCGGTCACAGGACCGCCACCAGCTCCACCGCCTGAGTTGGCTGCTAAGCTAGAACGTCCACCGCCGCCGCCACCGCCGCCAGAACCTCCATCAGTGGTGTCTTTACCGCTACCACCATTAACACCGTACCCGCCTTGCCCGCCGCCACCACCACCACCGCCGCCAGCGATGGTTCCGTTGTTTGTTATGGTAACGCCCACAGAAACTGACAAAGCAAGTCCGCCGCCAGAGCCAGCTGAACCGGCTACGTCGGTGTCATTAGTCCTTCTCCAAGAACCGTTTCCGCCAGCACCGCCCATGCCAACGATGAAGCCGTTATTTGTTAAAGACACACCGCCGGGGAAGGAGCCGTTGATGGTTAAGCCCGGAGTGCCCGTGCTGTTGCTGCTTAAATATACGCCGCCGTTAATTGTGGCCACCACTGCGCTAGACTGATTCCAACCCGCGTTAACAGCCAGAGTTCGCAAGTTGGCGTTGGTCTGGTTGCTGCCAATCGAAAACGAAAACGTAGGCGAAGTTGGCCGTTTACTATAAAACTGGTCAAACCCGAGGTTGCTGCTTGTAAACGTACCAGAAGCGCCCGCATCGGTAAACCAAGTCGTGCCGCGATATGCGTTTAAATCTAACCCGCGCCCGAATTCCGCATTGATTGCGTTCAGTGAAAGTGGACCTGATGCTGGTAGCGTCATGTGTTCTCCTTACGGTGTTCCGTAAGCGGTGATGTTCGCCAAGGACACAAAATTTCCGCTTGAGTCCAGCGAAGCAATGTCGGTTCCGCCGTACCGGAAATATAACTTATCGCTTGCCTGCACGATTGAAAAGTTCGCTGTGACAAGGTTTGTTGCGTTCGTTGCGTTTGTAGCGTTCGTTGCGTTTGTGACTGCTGTCGATCCAATCTGTCCAACGATGTCGGCTGCACTGGCAACCGTAACCGCCGAAGTGCCTGCGCCCTTGAGCAATGCACCGGATGTGAAGCTCGAAGCCCCCGTGCCGCCGTCAGCGACGGCCAAGTCGGTGATGCCTGTAATCGACCCCCCTGTGATTGACACGCTGCTGGACGCTTGCGTGGCCATCGTGCCAAGGCCGAGATTGGTTCTTGCATCTGCGGCTGTAGAAGCGCCTGTACCGCCATCAGCAACGGCCAAATCCGTAATACCGGTAATTGACCCGCCGGTGATGCTTACCGAGCTGGAGGCTTGAGTAGCCATAGTGCCCAGACCGAGGTTGGTTCGCGCTGTCGATGCGCTGGCCAGATCGGACAGGTTATTGGCCCGATAAGCGTAGGTGGTGTCTTGGCCGGTAGCTGTCACACCAAGGTTTGTCCTTGCGTCTGCAGCCGTAGAGGCTCCAGTGCCGCCGTCAGCAAGCGCCAAGTCAGTGGTCAAAGTCAGCGCAGACAGGTGGTTGTTCTGGAAGTAGAAGTTGGTTCCGTCAGACCACACGGTGACAGTTTTACCAGCAGGAATTGCAACGCCAGTACCAGCCGCAGTCGTGTTGCCAATCACAGTCGAGTTGTAGATCGTGGCAACGTAGCTGCTGGCGTTGTAGATGGTGTACTGCTTAGAGGCCGGAGGCGCATACACGGCAAAGTTTGCACCTGTTGAGGTGGTCAACGCAAGGTTTGCAAACACAGCCTGATTAAGCGCCGCAGTTGATGAGCCGCCGTTGATGTACGTCAGCGCTTGGTTGGCCGAGGACACAGCAACAGAGACATACCCCGCGATAGCCTGCTCAATGACATAGGCCAAATTGGTGTTGGTCGTAGTTCCCCACGTACCGGCTTGGTCTCCGGTAGTAATGAGCTCAATCCGAAGGTCTGGGGAGTAGGTGCTCATTTTTCAACCGCCTTTTTGATGTCCCGCACTTCTTCTCGAAGCTCTTTGATGGCTTCAATCAGCAAAGGAAGGGCTCGCTCATACCGAACTGTAAAGTATTTTTCGTCGATTGGGGCGGGTACAACAATCTCTGGGACCACCGCTTGCATTTGTTGCGCGGAGATGCCCACCTCACGTTGTACTGTGTACCCAAGTGCTTGCGCGGTTTCGTTGGCCTCGTAGTAAAAACCATCAAGGCTGCACAACTTGTCCAACGCGTTTTCAATTTTACCCAACCGGGTCTTCAACCGGTCATCCGAGTAATACGCTGTGATGTTGTTGGTGGCGCGGATTTCGCCGCCCGTGCCAGAGGCCCCCGTACCAACACCAAGGGAAGCCAGCTGCGTATTAGTGTTTGTGGCTTGTCGGGAGTCGCTCAAACGGGAATCATTACCTTGACACGCAGTTCCAGAGCTCGTGCCATAGCTCACTGTGGCCGTTACAGCCGCCGATCCGTTGAAGCTAGTGCCAGTCAAGCCAGTGCCCAGCGTCAAGGTATTGGTGGTATTGGCAGTAATTGTAATGTTAGCCGAGCCGTTAAAACTTACACCGTTAATGGTGCGGGCTGTTGCAAGCGTGGTAGCCGTAGCAGCGTTGCCTGTGCAAGATGCAGATGAACCGCTTGTGTTTTGGTTGCCCGCAGTG